GAACTGAATCTTGGCTACCAGCGCATCCTCTTGCGCTTCCAAGGCTTTGCGTTGTGTCTTAATGACTGACAGCATCTCGCAGGCTTGTTCGAGTTCAGCGGTAGCTAACAGGCTGCTGCCGTTATCCTCTTTGTACACCAGCTTGGCAGCGTCACCCATTGTGTTGGGATCAAAGTTTCTGGCTTGTATCCTGCCCCAAAACTCTGCCATTTCTCTGGCATGTAAATCCCACTGATCAGGGCTAAAGGTTTGCGGATAGTGGCAGATTTCCTGACCACCAAAGCACACGACCAGCACTACATTAGGGGTGTTGTGGACTAGGGATTCGTGCAGGCACTGGACGCGATAGCCTACGTCAATGTCTGTGCTGCCATCGTCGCCATACTTCTTGCGCTGATGAATTCCTAGGTTCTTGACTTCGTAGAGTGTCTGCCCATCCTCTGATATGTAATCAAAGTGGGAAGCTAGGAAGGTATGTTTAGGATGATGCAGGGCGTAGTCAGCATCTTTAAAGTTAATGCGCTTACGCCGCGCAAACTCTTTCATAATGGGTTCTTGCATGACTAAACCCATTTGTACTGCTTCGACGTCAGACAGATCGTCTAACGGTTTGACGCCAATCTTCTCGGCATAAACTTCACCGCCTCGGCCTTCAACGAATCGTCGTGCATCGTTAGACCATAGTGCCTTGTTTCTTACTTCGGGAGAAAAATCACTCATAGTAGCCCCTGATAATGGATAAATACATCAATGATCGGCCTCATCAAAAAACATAATAGCTGCCGCTATGAGGCCACACACGGCAAGCAAACAACCTGCACCGATAAGGGTTAGACCCATAAAGATAAGCAAGCCGGAAGTCATCTTACTGCATCTTCTTGTTGGACAAACTGTCGGTACTTAACCAGCGCCATATACACTGCTTGCTCGAACGTAATGTTTGAACACATAGCAATGCAGGCAATCTCACAAGTCAAGTTCCAAGGTAGTTTGGTCAGTTCCTCATTCATGGCATAGCTACCCATAAGTGACGAGCAATGCCGATGATCAGCAATGGCGCACCAATCACGCTCATGATTCCGCTAACGCCTGATAACTTCTTATTACCAAATACCTTGGCAACACCTGCCAGCACAAGGCCGTGCATAAATAACAAGAATCCAATTGCAGTCATGTGTTCTTCTCCTTTAGCTTGGCTTCAATGGCGCGACCGAAGCTGTACTTCTTTCCTTCATGGTTTTGCCCGTAGATCATCATCACCTCCTCATCTGTCAGCCCTTTCCATTCGCGCTCATCCTTGCGACCTGCTTCATAGGCGAGAGTGGAAAAGCGTTCAAGAAATTCAGATACGCCTTCAGCCCTTTCAAGCCAACCAATCCCCGCATCCCGCGCCCATTGCAGGACTTGCTCCCGTGTTGGTTTCATGGCGCACCTCTTTCTCTTATCATCAATGCCGCGATGACGCCTTGGATATGCCATTCGCCATGCAACCATTCTTCACACACCTTGGCACAGGCTTCTCGTTCCTCTGCTACGGCTTTCCTCACTGCAATGCAAACAGGGTTTTGGCAATCATCATGGCAACAATGTGTTTCAACGTGCAGTTCATAATTGGTCATAGCTTCCTCTGGCAAGTGAAGGCTTGGATGTCCACCCTGAAGGCTGAAGCAAACCGGCAGTCGGCAGCAATACGGCTTTCAGTTTGGACAATGCCAGCGTAGTAGGCGAAGGCTGCAATGGCAAAGGTGACTGCTGATTTAGCCCACCAATCGTTAATCACCTGCATCATTTTCCGAGCCATGTCAGCCATTAAAGCGCGTTCAGAAGGGGCAATCACGCATCGCCTCCTCAAACTCTTGCCTGCGCTTTTCACGGGCAATCTGAGTGTCTTCGTTCAGCATCCAGTGTCTGCCCTTGTCACCACAGTCTTTGTCACTGTGGCTAGTACGTTGGACAAAGGCGAGTGGATACACCTCAGAACCATCGACCAAGTTAATACCAGTAACTTTAGGATTTAGACAACGGTCACGTTCACCTTGTGGTGTACCGAAGAATGCGCAGTCAATGCATAGTTTGATGTCTTTTAAGTAAGTCATGGATCAGCCCCTATATCAATCAAGCGTCGAGTTCTACCAGTTGGAAACGTCTTTCGCGTAGCCGTAGGACGGAAGCGGAGAGATGGCGTACAGACTCTTTGGCACGGTCTAATGCAGCTTGCGCATTCGCTTCTTGCTGCCTGATACGGTCAATCAAGTCTGTGTCAAAGCGAGGATCGAGATGATCCTGAAGTGTGTTCATAGTACCCCCTGATGGTTAGGAAACGGATGTTGTGCATCAGCACAAGCGCACACTAATACATCGAATAAACGCTGTCAACAACTATTTTGAGAGATAGAGTTTGAACTAGAAACCGAGTTCGACCCTGTGGATAAGTCTGTGGATAACTTGTGGATTTCTTTTTTGCGACAAGCTCTCCTATATAAATATATCTATACGTTTACTACAGCTATACGGTTACTATAGCTATACGGTTACTACAGATACAGAAAACATATAGCTATATGTTGGACTATAGCTATACGGGTACTATAGCTATAGGAGAGATGGGGTAAACGTATATTAAAAAAAATCTATCTCTCAAAAATATAGGAAAAGCGTTTACTACAACTATACGGTTACTCAGTCTGTAGAAACCGTATAGCTATAGGAAAGTTCGGACGCACAATGCGAAATGCGCGTGGATGATTTCTGTTTTTTTTGGCAGATTCAAATGTCAAGAGAATAGACCACCAAAACTTGCCAACCTGACTACAAACTGATTTTGCATACTGGTTTTTTGAAAAGCGGATTGGCGGCAAGCGGCAAGAATCGGCGGCAAGGCCGTTTTTAGGCCGCTGGCAGCGTTTTATTTTCAGGGTAAGGGTAAGTTAAGGGTACAAAAGAAAAAGCCCCTAAAAGGGGCTTAATCGTTAAGGCTAGATTGTTTTCAGAATATCAGCATGGCAAGGGTGAGTATTAGGTAAACCGCAAAGCAAATTACTAAGGCCATTGCATAAAAGAAAACCCCCCCTTGTTCCATTTTTTCGTCGAATCTTTCGCCGAGTTTTTTCATTGGATGCCCCTTAGATTGCACTGTTTACAATTTGCTCAATTTGGCGCTTGTCATAATCCGCCAAGTTTTCCACTGCATTGCAAACCATTGCATAGAATCCGGCCCTAGCCTTATCTTGCGCTGAATTGCCATAATTTAATGCCGCCACAGTCCAAGCATGGCTTGCCTTTTGGATTGCTTCAATGTCAGCGTCAGTTAATCGCGCCATGTATGCCGCAAGAATAGTTCTATGATCCATGTTCGCCCCCTAGTCTGTTACTGGTTGCGCCAAGTCTATAGTCCATGCAAGCGGAATCGGCTTATCAGCGCGAAAACCATTTGAAGGGTATCCACCAATGGCCTGAAAAGTAATATCGCCAATGGTGAACGATTGAGTTACCGAATTGGCAAGATATACCTTAAACATGCCGTGTTCAGTATGCAATTTGCATAGCTTGCCAATGTTCAATGGTTGCCGTGTTTTGAGTGTTTTCATCATTAGCCCCTTATTCGCCCAGTTCTGTAACGTGAACTGTCTCAGCGCCATTTGCTTGCATGGCGTTAGCTAACTCAGCGCTTTGTGTGATGATTCGCTTTCCATCAGGAAATGTTACTAGAATATAAATGCCGTATTCAAAAGCATCGTATTTGTCGCAAAGATCGGAAATGTATTGTGATGGTGCAAGAATGCTCATGATTCACCCCTTAGAGTTTAGGAATTGGCATAAAACATGCCCATAAGCGCCCATGTAGGCGCTTATAGTCCGGCTTTATGCTGCTATTGCTTCGCTGATCTCGCCGTGTTCATCGGCGTTTGTTGCTGTCAGATAATCCATTGCTTGCTGTGCTTTTGCACTTGCTGAGAGAATGAATTTCTTATCATTCCGCAAGGCTTGTAGCCAATTCTCAATATATCCGGCATGGCGCAAGTCGCCATCAATACCGCATTTTGCGCACAGCATAGCAGCGCCCAATTCTGCTACTAATTCCTCGAAAGCATAATTCTCACTGCCGAATCGTGCCGGAGTGATTCGCTTTAGCCGTGAATCATGGCCCGAAGCATGCACTGATTCATGTAGCAAAGTAGCGTAATAGTTCTCGCGAGAATCAAATGCCGCCATCGGTGGCATCACGATTGCATCGGTACTAGGCCGGAAATAGGCACTGTCACCGGCATGCGTTAAACCACCGGCTAGATTCAATCGGGAAACAATGTCATCAGCAGCAGCGCAAGAATTCCAATCTACTTCAGGCAGTTCAGGCACTGCTGGTAAGGTTAAGCCTTCACATTGTTCAATATTGAAAACGTAATAATGCTTAATGAAAGCATAGGCGCTTGTGACTGTTTCGCCTTTGTCGCCTATTGTTTCCTTGCGGTGAATATTCCAGTAAACCACTGGAATACCCTTTTGCTCCGCTTTAACTGATCCACCTAGTTGCTGCGCTTGCTTA